TTAGTAACTAATAAAATTTGTGTTTATCGCCCAATGGAGAAAGTTTTTTATACTCCTTCTAAAGTATTAGATACTTTTGGGGTAATACCTGAAAATTTTCTATTATATAAAGTATTAATGGGGGATGCTTCTGATAAATTACAAGGAGTAAAAGGACTAGGACCTACTAAATTCCAAAAGTATTTCTCAGACTTAAAAGAAAAACCTTTTTCATTTGAAGAATTAATAGAATATAGTGGAAAACGTCATAAAGATCATATATTATATTCTAGAGTAGTTTTTGAAGAAAATGATTTGAAAAAGAAATACCAAGTAATGGATTTACATAATCCTATGTTAGATGATGTAGAAAAGAAATATTTAGAAGATCAAATAGACTTGCCTCCCCCAAAACTAAATAGTAAATTATTTTTGCAATTGTATAAGGAAGATGGGTTAGGACATTTAATAAAAAATCTAGAGTTTTGGGTTAACAATCAATTTGAATCTTTAAACAAACATTGGAATGACGTTAAATAATTTAGAGAAGTATGGGAAACAGTTTCAAATTAAAGTTATATTTTCTCTATTAAATAACAGAGAGTTTTTAAATAATATACATGATGTTTTAGACGAAAATTATTTTGATAATACTGCTCATAAGTGGATAGTAGATAAAATTATAAAATATCATAATAAGTATCATGCTACCCCTACTTTAGAAGTTTTAAAATCTGAATATGAGAAAGTATCTAATGATGTTCTTAAAATTAATATTAGAGAACAATTAAAGGATATATATAAAGTTGTAAGTAATGATTCTGAGTATATTGAAGAAGAATTTGCTGCTTTTTGTAAAAATCAACAGCTAAAAAAAGCGCTTTTAACGAGCGTAGATTTAATTAAGGCCGAGGATTATGATTCAATAAGGGACTTAATTAATAACGCGTTAAAGGCCGGTTTAGACAAAAATTTAGGGCATGAATATAATAAAGATTTAGAAACCCGTTATAGACAAGAACAACGAATTACTATCCCTACTCCTTGGTCTGAAGTTAACGAATTACTGCAAGGAGGATTAGGAAATAAAGATTTTGGATTAATTTTTGGGGGACCTGGAGCTGGTAAATCTTGGAGCTTAGTAGCATTAGCGGGTACTGCAGTTAAATTAGGGTATAATGTAATTTACTATACCCTAGAATTAGGAGAAGAATATGTTGGAAAACGTTTTGATGCTTTCTTTACTAAAATTGCTGCAAATGAAATAATGTATCACAAAGAAAAAGTTGAAGAAATCCTTCCTAAGATAAAAGGAAATCTAATTATAAAAGAGTATGTTACAGGTCGTGCTACTATTTCAACATTAGAAGCGCATATTCAAAAGTGTAGAGATTTAGGAACACCGCCTGATTTGATTGTGATAGACTATGTCGATCTTCTTAAATCAAAGAAAAATTCTAGGGAAAGGAAAGATGAAATTGATGATATTTATGTAAGCACTAAAGGATTAGCTAAACAATTAAATGTACCAGTTTGGTCAGCTTCCCAAGTTAATAGAGCAGGGGCAACTGATGAAGTAATTGAGGGACATAAAGCAGCTGGATCCTATGATAAAATGATGATAGCTGATTTTGCAGCATCAATCAGTAGAAGAGCACAAGATAAAGAACAGGGTATTGGACGTTTCCATATTATGAAAAACCGATATGGAATGGACGGTATTACCTATGGTGCTAGAATTAATATTGCAATTGGTAATTTCCAATTAATGCCTGTTAATCAACTTCCTATTGATTCTGATAGCTCTGAATCTAACAAAAATAAAGGTTACAACTCAGATAATTTTACAATTACTGAAAAAAACCAATTAAAAAATTTATTAAATAATTAAAAATGGCAAAAAAAGATATAACTGAAGAAAGAATTGTTTATAAACCTTTTGAATACCCTGAAGCAAAGAATTATTGGGATAAACAACAACAAGCTCACTGGCTACCTTCTGAAGTCCCAATGATGTCTGATGTTAATGATTGGAAACAAAATCTTAATGAGACTGAAAAAAATATTATAGGTTCTATTTTAAAAGGTTTTGCTCAAACAGAAACAGTAGTAAACGATTACTGGACTGGGTTAGTAACAAAATGGTTTAGGAAACCTGAAATTATAGCAATGGCTACTACTTTTGGTGCTATAGAAACAATTCATGCTGAAGCTTATTCTTTATTAAATGAAGAATTAGGGCTTGATGATTTTAGTGAGTTTTTAGAAGATGAGACTACTATGGCCAAAATAGAAGCTATTATGGAAGTAAGAGATAGCCATGATGATAATATGGATTGGCATGAAATTGCTAAATCTCTAGCTATTTTTTCTGCTTTTACTGAAGGAGTAAACCTTTTCTCTTCATTTGCTGTTTTACTTTCTTTTAAATTAAGAAACCTTTTAAAAGGAGTAGGTACTATTGTTGAGTGGAGTATTAGAGATGAATCAATGCATTCGGATGCGGGTTGTTGGTTATTTAGGACTTTAGTTAATGAAAATCCCGAACTTAAAACTCCAGAACTTGAAACTGCTATTAATGAAGCTGCTCTCCTTTCTCTTAAATTAGAACTTGATTTTATTAATAAAGTATATGAACTAGGGGATTTAGAAGGATGCTCTAAATATGATCTTGAACATTTTATTAAAAATAGAGTAAATACTAAATTAAATGATTTAGGATATAAATCTATTATTAGTGATGTTGATATGACGGCTGTAAATAGAATGAAGTGGTTTGACCATTTATCTGCAGGCAAACAACATACAGACTTCTTTGCATCTAGAAACACTAATTACTCTAAAGGTCATATGAGTTTTGATGAAAGTATTTTTGATTAAATAATTATAACTTTAATAATGGATAATAACTTAATAGTAGATTATAAACAATGGGAAAAAGGGAAAGATTATCCTGAATTTATGGATGAAGTAGCCTTAGCTACAATATCAAAAGGATATCTTTTACCTGGTGAAACCCCTAGAAAGGCTTATAGAAGAGTAGCTAATGCTGTAGCCGAAAGATTAAATAAACCTCATTTAGCTAATAAATTTTTTAAATACATTTGGAATGGATGGATTGGACTTGCATCTCCTGTTCTCAGTAACACTGGTACTGACAGGGGTTTACCTATTAGTTGTTTTGGTATTGATACGCCTGACTCTATTCGTGGAATCGGACTCACTAATGCCGAACTTATGCGACTTACTTCTTACGGAGGAGGAGTTGGAATCTCTTTATCACGTATCAGACCGAGAGGTACCGAAATTCGTGGAAATGGAAAATCTGAAGGAATAGTTCCTTGGGCTAAAATATATGATTCTACAATTATAGCCACTAATCAAGGTTCAGTTAGAAGAGGAGCAGCTTCTGTTAATTTAGATATTAACCATCTTGACATAGATGAATTTCTTCAAATTAGAAGACCTAAAGGTGATCCTAATAGACAATGTTTAAATCTACATCAATGTGTGGTAGTTGATGATGCCTTTATGCGTCGTTTAAACGATAAGGATACTGATGCTATGAAATTATGGCTTGAAATTCTTAAATCTAGAGTAGAAACAGGAGAACCTTATATTATGTTTAAGGATAATGTTAATAAAACAAATCCTTTAGCATATATGATGAACAATTTGGATGTTTCGATGACCAATATTTGTACAGAGATAACACTCCATACAGATGAAGAACATAGTTTTATTTGTTGTTTATCTTCTCTTAATTTAGCTAAGTATGATGAATGGAAAGACACTGATGTAGTTGAAATGGCTGTTTACTTTTTAGATGGGGTTATGGAAGAATTTATCCAAAAAACAAATGGAAAAGATTCTATGATTCGTACCCATAGACATGCTAAGAAAGGTAGAGCACTAGGTTTAGGAGTAATGGGATGGCATACATTCTTACAACAAAAAGGGTTACCATTTAATTCAATTTCTTCAACAGCTTGGACTCATACTATTTTTAGCGATATTAAAATGAAAGCAGAAGCTGCTTCTCGTAGATTAGCTGAAGAATATGGTGAACCTTTGTGGTGTAAAGGAACAGGTATGAGAAATACACACTTGTTAGCTATTGCCCCTACTGTATCTAATTCTAGAATCAACTCATGTTCTGCTGGAATTGAACCTCAACCTGCTAATGTTTATACTTTTAATGGTGCTAAAGGAACATTTATTGTAAAAAATAAAGTTTTAGAAGATTTATTAAAGAAAAAAGGATACAATACTGAAAAAGTTTGGGATCAAATTTTAGCAGATAATGGCTCAGTTCAAAACCTTTCTAATGATGTTTTAAGTGAAGATGAAAAAGAAATATTTTTAACATTTGCAGAAATAAATCAATTGGGATTAGTCCAACAAGCAGCTATTCGCCAAAAATATATAGATCAAACACAATCTTTGAATTTAGCTTTTTCTCCTACTGATTCACCAAAATGGATTAACCAAGTACACATGGAGAGTTGGAAATTAGGAATTAAAACCTTATACTATTTAAGAACTGATTCAGTAATTAAGGGTGATTTAGGTTCTCGAACAAGTGAAGACTGTTTGGGGTGTCAAGGATAAAAAGCTGATTATTCTTAATAAACATAGAAAAATAGGTGTAATATTTATCACTATAAAACAGTGGTTGGTATCTAAAATAACGCGTAAATCCTATATGAAACTTGAGTTATTAAGAATAAGCTCTCAAAAGGACTCTACCAACGGTATATTATTTGATATTACCGATGGTAGAGACTTTTTATGTTATACATTAGAAGATGAAGCTAGAGATTCTAAAATTTATCAAGAAACTAGAATCCCAGCAGGAACTTATAATATTACTTTAAGAACTGAAGGAGGATTTCATCAAAGGTATTCTAAAAAATTCCCAGATATTCACCAAGGGATGCTTTGGTTAATAGATGTCCCTGGGTTTGAGTATATTTTAATTCATATTGGAAATACTGATGAAGATACAGCAGGATGTATTTTAGTAGCAGATGGTCAATGGGAAAATATATCTCGTAAAGATGGATTTATTCCTTCCTCTACTACTGCTTATAAAAGAATATATCCTAAAATAGCAGCTGCTTTAGTTGGTGGAGAAGAAGTTTCAATAAGTATAATTGACTATGATACAGTTAAAATCCCACATTATAATGTTTAAATTTAATATGCTGATAATTTCAGTTACTGCTTTAGCTACTTTTTTTCTGTCTTATTTTTATGACTTAACTTTAAATAATATTAATCAATATTTGGGATTAATTGCCTCAATATGGATTGATGCTTTTTTTGGTACAATAGCAGGAATAAAAAGAGAAGGATTTAAAACTCGTAAATTTCTTTTGGTTTTACAAAGAACAATATCTTGGATAATATTTTTAACTGTAATTTTGATGATTGAAAAAGGATTTATAGGTTCCGAATGGCTTAGTGAAACTATTACAATCCCCTTTATGGTATTACAATTAGTAAGTGCATTAAAAAATGCTCAAGTAGTTGGGTTTATTCCTTCTAAAGAACTTGAAAAATTATTAAATAATATAGATAGACATAAAGAAATTATTCCTAAAGAAGATAAAGAAAATAAATAAGTTATGTGGAAATCTATTCAAGAAAGAATATTTCCTTTTTTAATTGCTCTTTCTGCCCTTTCAGTTTCAGCTTCGGCTGCATTTTATTCAGTAAATGGACTTAGTAAATTATTTGCTGGGGCCTCCTTAGCAGTTTTAATTATGGCTACCTCATTAGAGATAGCTAAATTAATTATAGCTTCTTTATTATACCAATACCGTAAAACCCTTCCTTGGTCTTTAAAAATATATTTGTCAATTGCTGCTTTTGTTTTAGTGGTAATTACCAGTATGGGTATTTATGGCTTCCTATCAGATGCATTTCAACAAACCTCAAATAAAATGGGGATTATAGATTCCCAAATATCTTTAGTTGAAAAGAAAAGAGATAATATTAAGGGCCAGTTAACGGTATATAATAACGAAAAAAATACCGTTAACGGAGCATTATCCGAATTAAGATCAGGATTAGCAAATAATGTTATTCAGTATAAAGATAAAGAAACAGGAGAAATTATAACCACTACCTCAAGTGCTACTCGTAAAGTTTTAGAAAAACAATTAGATCAAGCTTTAGAAAGACAATCTCAAATTAATAATACTCTTGATAGTTTAAATGTCTTAATATTTAAGTATGAGACTGAAATAGTAGAAATTCAATCATCCTCAGATATAGCAAGCGAATTAGGTCCTTTAAAATACCTGTCAAATTTAACGGGTAAACCTATGGAAAAAATTATTAACTGGTTAATTCTAGTTATAATTTTTGTATTTGACCCTTTAGCCATTGCTCTAGTGGTTGCTGCTAACTTTGCTTTTGAGAGACTAAAGAAAAAATATAAAAAAAATATTTACGGAGAAAAAATAGAAAAATTTGAAGATAATGATTTATGGGAAGAAGGTGAGGAATGGGGTGAGGAAGAAGAATTGGAA